AAATGGCATCTTGGCATATTAAATTCAACACCTGGTGCTGTAAAGTCATCTGCCTCCATACCTTCTCCGTCTGTATCCACAGCACCTGCTACACCCATAAATAATCTTAAATCAAATGTGTTTGTAACTAAGTCTGTTGCGTTAGCTAAGTCAGTTAAAAGTTGGTTTGAACCATTGGATTTTGTGTCAAGGTACATGGTTAAAGAACCACTAATTACCCTAGCACCAGTAAATGAACCAATTGGTTTATCTACTATACCGATAGTTTCTGGTGTTACGTAAGTAACGTTGTTTGCTATAGTTATAGACCCACCAGTGATGTTAATATCATAAGTTTTATTGTCTAAACCATTTGAAGCTGAGCCACCGCCTTGTGCGTCTGCATCTAAGTATAAACTTGAAAGTTTATTTCTTAAGTAGTCAGCATCACTAGGACCAGTAGTATCTACAAAGTTAAAAGTCTCTGTATGAGTATCTACATTAGAACTAGTTGGCGCTCCTGCTGAAGTTCCTTGTATTATAAATTTAGAAGGATCTTCTAGTGCTTCTTCCACTTGGTCAATTGTTGTTGCGTTTCCTGACCAAGTAATTTGTGCTATTCCATCGATTGAAAAATCGATTTCAGCTTGGTTAACCTGTGCGTCGTTTAACCTGTACGTTGTATTTTCTAGTGCGAAATACAAATTAAGTTTCATAAGTTCGTGAACATCTGATTGGTCAAACTTACATAATGAACCAAATTGAGAACCAGTTGTTACTTCTACAGCAGCACCTGAGGTGTCTGATGCATTTGGTAATCCTGTTCCTGCTATTGCAGCCCATAATATATTTTCAACACAGTCAAAAGTTCCATCTGCTCTAAAGCTGTTTGCTCCATGCACAAATGGTCGTACATAAGTACCGAATGACCATTCTGCTGGTGGTAAAGAATCGTTGAATCTTTTGTTTCCTCTATTAGGTGCAGCACCTGCTTCTGATATTGTTACATCAGTTGAATCAGATCCTTGTGAGAAACTGTATCCATCTAATACACCAATTCTGAATGTGTTTGCATCTACTTCATTACCTTTGAACTTTCCAGTACCAGTTCTTGAACCATCTGTTGTTGTTGTTGCTGCGACAGTGTCAACAGTTACAACTAAACCTGTGGCAGAACTATTATTAGTACCAGCATAGTTTTCTACAGCTGTTTCGGTTGCAGTTTCGTTTACTACGAACGCTGCCCCTCTGAAGTTATTTGGAACATTGATAGTAGCTACTGGGCCAGTTGAACCGCCTCCAGTAATAGATGCTACTATTACCTTGAAGTTAACACCACTTCCACTAGTTGTACCTAGTGTTACGATATCACCTACAGCGTATCCTGATCCTGCAGTACTAACATGACAGGTTTTTACCCCACCAGTTGCACCAACTCCATTTACAGAGCTTACAAATACTTTGGTATTTCTCGAGAGATTTAAAGCCATTGCTTTCTCCTATTATTTTCTTTGAAAGTACAAAGCTAGATATTTATCAGTTTGTAATTTCTTTTAGTACCTACACAATACTGTCATTTGTCCAATTCCGAGAGGAGATAAAACTCCTTCGTCTGTGGATAACGACACTAAAGTTAAGGAAGTCGTTGTTAAGTTTGGACTTACGGTATCATCATAAATCAAAACATCATTGTCGTCTATAACTCTTTCAATGTCTTCCATTAATAGAGCTAAGACCTCTTGAGGGTCTTCTTGATCTTCGACATAAACTCTTATATCTAAACCCAGGAACCTCCATTTAAATTCATTTGGTTGATATTCTCTAGTTTCATCTCCAGAGACCACACATACTTTTGGGAACTCTTGAATTTCATCTAAAAATATCATACTGCCATGAACATTATTAAATACATTTGAATTGTTTGGAAAGTTTCCATCAATTTTTTGTAATTTATCTACTAAGGCATCAACTATCTTTTTTCTTGCTGTTCTATATTGTGATGCCATTATTTTCTCCTAAGCTGTACAAATCTTTGTGTTGTTTCTTGTCTAGCTAATTCTCTTATACTTTTTGTTATTAAATCTTTTGGATTATATTTTCCACCCCATCTACCACTATTTTCAAAGGTTTGATATACTCCTGGTTGTCCACTTCTTGGAGGTGTTCCTCCTCCTGTTTTCATATAAGTATAATCTCCTGTTAAACCTGTTTTAGTCTCTCTTATATTTAATAATTGAGGACTATTTGAAAAAGTACCTGATCTATTAGTTAATACTCCAGGTCTTCCCATATTTCTTCTAATTTGTGCTGGTAGCTTTCTATTTATTTTTGTTTTTAAAGCTTGTAAAGTTTGAGTTCCTTCTCTTTTACTTTTCTCTGGTCTTTCTGCTCCAGCTTTTTGAGATACACCTGCCACCATTACTGTACCGAATCCTGTTTGTGGAATTGATTTTTCTCCTTTTTTTACATTAAAACTATCTGATAACTTTTTAAAATGTTTATTAGCTTTAAATCTTTTATCAGGTTTACCTTTTTTTGTTAAAGGACCTAATAAGGTTAAAACCGTGTCTTCTATAACTATGTCTTTTGGCTTTTTACTTCCTGAACTATTTAAAAGATTAAATGCTAAAGATTTATTTTTCATAAATAAATCATTTACTGCTTGTTTAATAAATTTTTCTTTTAATTTTGAAAAATCACTATCTTCAGACCCAGTAAAGTTTTACATAATTTCAGTAAGAATTTGATATCTAAATTCAAAATTACCTACTTTATTTTTAACATAATTTCTGTTTACATCTAATTTTAAATTCTTTTGTATTTGGTCTGCAACATCAAATATAGTAAAACCATATGATAACGCCGCAAGTTTTGGACTAGATTTTTTTAAAACTTGTAAAGCTATTGCTCCTCTAGTAGTATTTAATTTATGTCCTATTTCAGTAGCATCTGTTAATTCATCTGCTTTACTGCCTCTTCTTGGTAAGGCTCCAAATATTGATGTAGGACCTCCTTGACCATTTAACCATTGATTATAAATATGGTCTCTTAAAGCTTTGACAATAGCATGTATACGAGTATCATTTGCACCTGTTCCTCTACCTTTACCTACACTAATAAATCTAAACGTTATTCTTTGAGTTCCTCCACCTCTAACTATATAAGAACCTTCACTGCTACCTGGACCTGTATATCCTGCTGCTGTAAATAAAGGCACATTAAAAGTTTTTTTGTCTCCTACTACTTGTTTAGTTGATCGTATATCTTTTATAGTTTTGTTAACTATCTTTTTAATATAAGGTTTGTCTTCAAAAGGTTGTGCTGTAAGACTTAATGTTCCATTTTTTCTTAAAGGCTCTAGTAATTCATTTATTCCAATAGCAAATTGGTCTGCTACTGTTGCTGCATTAAATGTTACATCTAATACATCTCCTTCTGCACTTGAGCCTATTAGTTTAGGAATTCTCTTTTCAACTTTATCTAATTCTTTTATGAATTCTTTTACAACTGCTGCTTGAGCCATTAGCTATATATTTTATACATATCAAGTACACGCTTGATATGGTCTGGAAATCCTATATTATTTCTTAGACTTGTTGATAGTTGATTTTCTATTGAAGCTCCTGCTATCGACATTCTTTCTTTTCTTTCATCTTTCATGTAGTACTTAATTAAGTCAAATACTGCAAGTTTTAAATCTTCAGGAGTACTTGTGTATCCTGCTCTATATACAACCTTTACAGCTTTCATTCCTCTAGGAAATGATTTTGTTCCTGTAGCTGTTGTTCGTACAATACTATCAGAATCCATATCTATGATGTATTCATATTTACCACTACTGTCAGAGTTTTCTGTGATTAGTGTAACATATGCACCTGCTTGGTCTTGTCTTTCTTGTACTTGTGATACTGATATAAGTGGTGATTCTGCTAATATGATTCTATCAACATGGTTATCACTTATATTAAAGTATTCTGTTTTATCAGTTGTCGCAAAATCTATTATAGTAGTACCACAATATGTTTTTACGAGTTGGCTAACATTATCAATAACTGTATTAAGACGGGCGTCATTCTGAACGCCTTGCAATCCTGCGAAGTCTTTGAACTGTTGTAATGTAACTAAATCTGCCATAATATTATAAAAAAGTCTTGTGGGAGACTAGCTCCCACAAGATAAGTAAGGTATTAACTACCTTTATACTGTAAAGCGTGAACTGAAGTCGCGTTTGCAATCATATCGGTAAAACCGAGTCTTTGCGATGCAACTAGAACTCTTCTTTGGTTTGCTACTTCGTAGTCAGACTCAATAGTAACGCCTCTTAATCTTGGCATTACATAGTTCTTAGCGTACACTGCTGCACCATAGAACTTAGAGACCGCTGGTGTAGCGAACTCGTCACAAACGATTACTTTAGAACCGAAGACTTCACCAATTTCACCGTTAAGCTTGGTTGCCATGTTGCCAACTAGGTTGACATCTTGGAATTCAGCGTCGGATAGCAAGTTAAAGTACTCTGTTGAGTTAACAATGTAAATAACATCTCTAGGGTTAATACCATATTTACCCATTTTCTTTCTAGCATTTAACAATGTAGCTGCTGTTAAAGATTCAGATGCGAATGCAGTTGCTGATTGAGTTAAATGCGAACCAGATGAGTCAGCTGCTGCAGCGATAGCGATTAAGCCGTCAAAAGCTGCTTGTGATGTACCGTATACACCATCAGCATGGTCACCTACTAAGATAGCATTCTCAATACCTCTTGCGTGTGATCTAACGATAGAATCTCTAATTAAAGGAAGTATCGGTAGAATTGCGTCTTCTTCAGTTTCATTACCTAAGTAAGATTGTGAAATAAGTTTTTTCGTTGAAAGAGTTCTTTCTGTTAAATCAACACCAGCATATGGAGAACCATATGTGTCGCCTCTTTCCTCTAAGTTACCATGTGGTGAAGATCCAGTAGCTACTTGGTTAGAAGTAAATTCTGCATATCCAGCATCAGGCATGATAGGAATGATTTGAGTTGCTGATTGCATTGGGATTTCTCTAAATAGAGGAGCCAATACTAATTCTAGTTGAATATCTCTTTCGATATTTGTTGATACTGTTTGTTCAAAATCAGCTGATGAAACAGCAACGCCTGAATGAGCATTAACTTTTTCCATAGTATCTTGACCAAGTTTAGTACTCCAGCCTTTACCAGTAGCTAAACCCATAACCCAAGCGTCATCAATGTCGCTTTGGAAGGCTTTCTGCCAGTCGCTGTTTTGTCTATCGCCAAAATGTCTTTTAGACTCACGCATAGCGTTAATCTCATCTTTCTTGTCGGATAGTTCAGTTTTAAGTTCATTAACAACAGATTCTAAGTCTCCTTGTCTTTCAGAAACGCGTTTTTCAACGTCATTTACGAGCTGTTCAGCTCCTGATAGACCAGCAGTTACTATTGTTTTAACTTTTTCTTGCTCAGCTTCTTTTTCAGCAACTTCTGCATCTTGTACAGCTTGCTTTTCTTCGGCTTCGCTTAACTCTTTTGCTTTTTGTTCTGCTTGTTGCATTGCGATTTTAGCAGCAGTTGATTTTGCCACCTCTTCCGCGAACGCTTTTAAGTCTAACTCAGCATTTGGAGTAGTTTTTTCTGTAGACATATGT